GTCGGGAGTCTGATTGATAACTTGCACACTTCCCAGGAGGAAAAGGAAGAAGCTAAGATCAAGATGGAGGAACTTCTTCAAAAGAGGGATGCAGAAATAGAGGAAACCATCAGGACTGAACTCCAATCCAAAGAGAGAGTTATGGTCGCGGAGATGAACCAGTCTGATAACTTTACTAAGAGGGCTAGGCCAGGAGTGGTGTGGGTTGGACTGGGAATGATGTGTGTTAACTTTACGGTGATCCCTCTTATTGAATCCCTCTCAGGAACGGCCCTCTCTGTGAAGAACTTTCCAGAGGAGTTTTGGTGGGCGTGGTCCGGAGTGGTTGCGACTTGGAGTATAGGTAGGAGTATGGAGAGACGGGGCGTTTCTTCTAACGCGGGCCGCCAAGCGGTGAGTGCGATCACAGGATCAAAGGTAATTTGAGATTATCAGATCATTTCGATAGCTCAGAATTTGAGTGTTCTTGTTGCGGAGAGTCCAACATGGATATGCCCTTCGTGGAAGAACTTGAAAAGGCTAGAGTCCTGTCAGGAGTTCCTTTCGTAATTAATTCAGGATACCGCTGCCCTTCCCATAACGCCTCCGTTGGGGGGAAACCCACCAGTGCGCACCTTGCAGGAAAAGCCGTTGATATCTCTTCCATGGGATCCCTGAGCAGATTTAAAATTATATCGTCTTCTATCCAAGCAGGTTTCTCTCGTATTGGTATCGGAAGGACATTTGTTCATATAGACTCAGATGACACGAAACCATCAAGCGTTATATGGGATTACTACTAATGATTGGGATCCCTACAAAAACATGGCGTGTGCGGTACTGGTACGCGCTCTAAAAGATGCCTCAAGTCAAGACCCTCCTCCCTTTGGCTCAGAGAGGTACGTTAGGGGTTCTGACAAGTGTACCTTTGCAGACAAGTCCAGTGCTGTCTTCTTTCTCTACGAGGACATGGAGTCACTTAGATTTTGGGTGAGAATGGCTGGAATAAGGTGGAGAGCCTTCAGGGATTTCCTAGCTAACAATAAATTAGACTCAGAAGAAGTACGAGTCCAACTTAAGCTAGGATCATGGGACAAGATTCACCGAGTTCAGGGTTCTAATGCACGGTTGCTTTCATATTGGGGAGACTAGTGCCAGGGCAACCTATCTCGGAATGGATAAAATCTGGATCTAAGCCCAAAGATGTGAAGATGGCATGGATTAACTTATTAGCTGGAGTGATTGCAGGTCTAGGAATAATAGGAATAGCGTCTCTGGCTGTTATGATAGCAACAGTATTATATTCAATATTTTAGGTAGAGACATGCCTTCTGATGATATCAATGTCGTTAAATTAGTCAGTAGACAATACCTTCTGTTCGACGCAAAGAGGCAGAAGAACTTTCTTAATGTTCTACGGGATTGTGGCAACATCACTTCCGCTTGCAGACAGATCCAGGTTTCTCCTCAAACTATTTTAAGGCGTAGAAAAAGCGATGTTAAGTTTGCCAGAGACTTCGACCAGTGCATGGATGAAGCCATCGACATGATGGAAGGGGAGGCGAGAAGAAGGGCTGTAGATGGCTATAAAGAGCCTGTATTTAGGAATGGAAAACAGATAGGAGAAATAACTAGATACTCCGACAGCCTTCTGATGTTCTTGATGAAAGCAAATAGGCCAGAGAAATATAGAGACAGCGTTAGACCTTCAACCTACGGAGACCTCAACATAGAGATAACGTCTTATGCCCCAAAAAAGATCACCGCGCCAGTTAAAAGAATCCGATCTTCCCTCAAAGATCAGAATCCCATATCAGTACAAGCCAAGAGACTACCAGATCCCTCTTCTTAAGGCTCTCGAAAGCGGATATAAAAGAGTTATAGCCGTTTGGCATAGACGAGCCGGTAAAGATAAAACCATTTTAAATCATACAATTAGAGCCATGTGCAGTCGGGTTGGAGTCTACTACTACTTCTTCCCTACATTCAGGCAGGGCAAGAGGGTTCTGTGGGATGGGATTGGAGGAGATGGGTTCAGGTTCATGGATCACTTCCCTGAGGGGATTGTTGCAGATAGAAATAGTACGGAGATGAAGATCAGGTTAAGGAATGGATCCATATTCCAGATCATCGGAACGGACAACCTTGACATGAGTATCATCGGGGCCAATCCGGTGGGGTGCGTGTTCTCGGAGTACGCTCTCCAGTCTCCTAAGGCGTGGGATTTAATGCGTCCGGTTTTGAGGGAAAATGGAGGATGGGCTGCGTTTCTATATACCCCCAGAGGGAGGAACCATGGGTTTTCTCTCTACGAACAAGGTTTGGACAATCCGAATGACTGGTTTGTCCAGTTGTTGACATCGGCTGACACTGCCAGGGATGACGGTAGCCCTATTATCACTAGATCTGACATCGAAGAGGAAATAAGGTCTGGGATGCCTCCCGAATTGGCAGAGCAGGAGTTTAATTGCAGCTTTAACGCCGGAATGGAAGGTAATTACTACGGAGATCTACTTACAGAAGCTGAAGAAGACGGCAGGATAACTCATGTCACTCATAATCCTCGGAATAGAGTGATTACCTGTTGGGATCTAGGAGTGGATGACGCTACCGCTATATGGTTTTTCCAGGTAGTAAACCATGAGAGATTCTTTATTGACTATGAAGAGTCTAGGGGAAAAAGCTTCGAGTATTACGCCAAGATTCTCCTGGAAAAGCCTTATATCTATGAGACGCATGTGTTCCCTGCTGACATCAGGAATAGGGATGTAAGTATCCCAGGGACTAGGAAGGATATTGCGTTCTCTCTAGGAATTAGGCCGATCAGGGAGGCTCCCAAATGGCATATCGCTGATGGGATTAACAGCGTGAGAATGATGATAAAGACCTCATACTTTGACGAGAAAAAATGCAAGATAGGATTGGAAGCATTGAGGAATTACCGAAAAGAATGGGATGAAGGAAGAAGAGAGTTCAAACCGGCTCCTCTTCACGACTGGACTTCACATGCAGCCGACGCACTACGGGCTGGAGCCGTTGGATATCAGGGCAATGTTGACTTCACTCCAGTGTCGCCACAAAGAACTATAGACCCCATGGTTGTTTAATTTATCCGTTCTGATGTAGAATATTTACAATGTCAACTAACAATGAATTACGAGACCTCTCTCTGGAATTCCTTGCGAGATATCAGGCTGATATGAACAGTCTCCGAGAGGACCGGATTCAGTGGAGAAAGGAGTACCTGTCCGAGCCATACGGAAATGAAGTCGCCGGAAGGTCTTCTATTGTTATGTCCGATATATCCGATACGGTGGAGTGGATTAAGCCTTCGTTGATGAGGATATTCTATGGAGGGAAGGAAGTCGTTACTGTAGAGCCCATAGGAATGGAAGATGCTAGAGGGGCTAGCTTCCTTCAGAGCAAAGTAAATCATGACATTCAAAAAGGTAATAACGGATTTATTCTGTTTCACGACTGGTTCCATGATGCGTTACTCGAAAAAGTAGGGATAGTTAAGTATTGGTGGGAGGATAAAGAAGAGATAATTGACAAGTTTTTTGCCGGTCTAACTTCGGAAGAAGTTGACGCATTTAGTGAGCGATATCCAGACCTGGAAGTATTGGGATTCGATGCGAACAAAGACGATCTTGATCTTATAGATGTTCGAGCCAGAAAGGTTGTAAAGCGTTCCGGCCCAAAAGCGTCGGTAATTCCTCCGGAAGAGTTTATCGGAAATATCAGGGCGAAGAGTTTTGCCGAAGAGGACTTCGTTTGCCATAAAAAACGAATGCATCAATCTGAGATCATGCGAGAGTACGGAATCGGGGAGGATGCGCTCAGGAACAGTTTCCACGACTGGAACGGCATAGAGGACAGAGATTCAAGGTTTAGCGATCTTGGAGGCCTGGAGTTTATTCAGGATCAGGGGGACAAGTCTTATTGGTATGTTCATGAGTGCTTCATCTTTGATTATGACAGTAAGGGCAAGAAAAATAAGATGGTGACCCTGCTGGGGAACACTCTCCTTAAGGTCGAAGATAATCCTGCGAACAAGCCTCCGTTTGTTTCCGTTTCTCCCATCAGGCTTTCTCACAGAGCTATTGGCCGAGGATTCCCTGAGATGGTGGGAGACTTGCAGAAGCTACACTCGATGCTGGCTAGATACGTTCTCGACAATGTTTATTACCAGAACAATGCGGTCAAGGTAGTTAATCCATGGAAGATTTCAGTTGATGACCTCCTGAACCAGAATCATCCAGGAGGGATTATTAAGCTAAAAGATAACGTCCCTGTTGGAGATGCCGTCACCTCTCTTCCGGTTAATCCTCTTCCTCCAGTTGTGTTTGATCTATTTGAGAGAGTTCAAGGATGGAAGGAGAATAGAGTTGGTGTTACTCGGTATAACATGGGTACGGATGCAAATACTCTTAACAAGACTGCTACCGGAATCACTCAAATTCTCACAGCTTCCCAGCAACGAATGGAGCTTATTGCTAGAGTATTCGCGGAAACCGGTGTCAAGGATCTAATGAGAGCCTTTGCCGAAATGAATATTACCCACATGGAAGATCCGGTAACGATTAGGATCAACGAGGAATGGCAGGAGATCCGAAAAGAAGATATTGACGTTTTCTTTGATGTGACTATTGATGTTGGTATTGGTACTGGAACTAGAGAGATGAATTCTCAGAGGGGGATGCAGCTACTTCAGCTTCTGATGAATCCACTATTATTACAAATGGGGATTACTAAACCAAGAAATGTCTATAATATTATTAAAGTCATTGCGGAGAATATGGGATATAGAAATGTGGAGGACTTTGCTACTCCGCCTCCAGAAGCTCCTGAGGGGATGGTACCACAAAATGAACAAGGACTACCAGGCGAAGCTCCAGGACCAGGTCCGCCTCAGAGCCCAGGCGGAGCTACTGCTGGAGAACCCGATGATACAGGGGTTCTTCAAGGAGCAGGAGGAGAAGTACCACCAGGCGTGGGCTAGGTCTTCATCGGATGAAAAAGAAGAAAGAGAAGAAGTTTATAGGCTTTCCAGGACTTTGAAGTCATTTAAAGATAGTATCGAATCATACATACAAGAGGGTAAGATTTCCCAGCAAGCTCTAAAAGACATTAACAGAGATTCTTTCTAGTGTTAATTTTCGGAGCGTAATTCCTTTAAGACATAGGTGACAAAATGCCCGAAGAACCGTATCAGCAAGCGGATTATACTGCTGTAAATGATGGCGTAACAGGAGAATCGCCAGACTCCAATACTTCTCAGGATCGTCGTCAGTCAGAGTCGGTTCCTTACGATCGGTTTAAATCAGTGAACGAAGAAGCTAATAGGGCAAGGCAGGAAGCGGAGTATTACAAGAGTGTAGCTCTTGCGAACCAGACCTCTGTTCAAGCCAGTCCGGAAGAAGCTCCAGTCGCAGAAAGGGAGCCTGAGGAAAGCGAGTATAACGACCTCGGCTCATTTACTAAGGATACAAGCCGTCATGTTGCTAGGCAGGAAATATCTGCTGCAATGGCAGCGCGTGATAGAGCAGACGAGATCCGATCGAAGGAGAATTCGGAGTCTAATCTAGTTATGCAAGCCATGGGAGCCTATCCAGATCTGGATCCAACTGTATTGGCACCGGTAATAACTCCAGGGACTCCGGCGTACAAGTATTTGTTTTCCAAGGACGCTAAGTCTTTTGGTTCGATGGCAAGTCACTTAGCAAAAAACCCTTCTGAGGCAAAGAGAATCGCTTCGATAAAAGATGAGAGTAAGCAATATGAGGAGATTGTTAAAGTTAATCTAAAACTCAATACTGCCCAGAATATTGGCTCCAAAGAGACGAAGCAAAGACCTCTCGGCGTTACTCGCCCAGGACAGGGGATGCCAGCTAGTGTGGGATCGCCTTCTTCGCAGAGACTCTTTGATAGGGCTAAGACAAGTAAGTCTACTTGGGACTGGGCTAAATATATAGAGAGTTCAAAGGACTAAAAAATGGCGATTACAGCGAATAGTTTCACCACATATGATGCGGTTGGCAACCGTGAAGATCTAACGGATGTTATTCATAACATCTCTCCGGTAGAAACTTGGGTCACAAGTAACACCGGAAATGTTAATGGGATTTCCCGTCTTCATGAATGGCAAACAGATACAGTAGGATCCGCTGCACAAAACGCTCAGATTGAAGGAAATGAGTTCACCCCAGCGGCTGTCACGGCAACAACTCGATTGAACAATGTAATGCAGATTATCAGCGAAAATTTTCAGGTAACTGACACCCAAGATATAGTTGACAAGGGCGGTCGGGCATCTGAGCTTAACTATCAAATTGCTCTTCACACCAAGAAGCTGGCAGTTGATATTGAGTACGCTCTAGTTATTAACGGTGCCGCTGTTACTGGTACTACCGGTGCTGCTAGAGTTATGAAGGGAATGCAAGGGTTCATCTCAACTAACACTGAGACTGGAACTGGAGCAGGAGCCGAAGCTTTGACCGAAACTATGTTCAAAGACGCGCTCCAGGCTATTTGGGTTCAAGGAGGATTCCCTCAGACTGCTCTGTGTGGCGGATTCCAACGAACCAAGAT